TGATCTCTGCTTGTGTTTCCCGGTTCTCGCCCTGTGCTTCGTTTGATTCTAGGTTCTGTTCTATGTCGTTTGCGTAGAACTTGAATATCTGAGGTTTTCTCCCTCTTTCGATTGTGTAGGTGACTCCGTTCTTTATGAACTTGACACTTACAACCATGCCCTTCTCGTTGGTCTTGTTGACGAGGTTATCTCTCCTGATGTTTGTTAGTGCTTCGCCAAAGAACACGTAAGATAGTGCATTAATAATTGTTGTCTTGCCTGTACCATTCCTGGCACCTGCATCATCCCCACCTAGATCCATGTTCTCACCGATGACCAACACCAGGCTCTTGTCAGCGAAGTTGATCGCCTGGACCTGATTGCCCACACTCATGAAGTTCTTTACTGTAAGTTCCTTAATCGTTAACATTTTTTCTTCTTCTACGTTTTTTGCCTATGTTTTCTATTGTTTCGTATTCTGACAGGGATGATGAAAGTGTGTGTTTTTGCACCCATTTGTGATATCCTTTTAACCATTCCTCTTGTGTCACAGGGTTTGCAAGTTGCTCCAACAGTGATTCTTTAGATAGCCGCACCTCAATATCTCCTTTTAGAACTTTAATCAATTTTTTTTTACTAATTTGCGACATCGAGATCGTTGTAAATTGCTGTTAATACGTTCTTGTCATACACCTCGGAATCCACACCCTGTAACTGTTTGATGACGATCTGGTCCACGCTGTCAAACTTCTGCACTTCTACTAACGGTTGCTGTGCGTTGTCTACCTGCTCCGGTATCAGTTGTAGTTCCCTCAACTTGTATTTGTCTATGAATGTCTCCCTGACGAAATTCGCTTCCTCGTAAGAAATCTTTATGTCTAGTGTCACCCTAACATACATCTTTGGTTTTAGGTATTTCTCTGGTTCTGCCAACAACTCACTTATTTTGATTGTGATGTATCTAGGCATGTCAGGCCAGTTTATATATTTGGGCTCACCACCCCACTCTAATATCATCATTCCTCTGTCGTCATCCCAGGCATCTGCGTAGTTGTGGGGAAACGCATTGCCCATGTATGTGATGTTCTTCATGTTCTGTCTCTTGTGGAAGTGTCCCGAGAACACCTTACCACATCCTGCGAAATGATCTGCTTGTATAGTACCAACATCTGGCATCTCTACCATGGCATTCATCTTGAAGTATGGCAGTTCGAAATGTCCAAACACATACTTCTGCTTCATCTTCTCGATTTTTTTATATTCGTCTTCTACGATCCACGGGATTATGGCAACGTCGTCTTCTACTAACCATTGGTTGACAATGTGTATGTTGGGAATGTTCCTGATGTACTCCATGGAATTGATCTCTCTTTTCTCCCTGTAATACAGATCATGATTGCCCATGATCACGTAGACCTTCTCAAATGCCGCACCCAGTCGTTCCATGTTAGACACTGTGTAGTTCATTGTGGAAACGTTGGTCGCTGATCTGTGATGGTGCCAGTCACCTAGGAATATACATGTCTCACATCCTTTGGCTTTGGCCTGCTCTATGAACCATCGCACGAAGTCTTCACAGTCGTCGTTGTGTATTCTGGAGTTGCCCTTCAACCCAAAGTGTATGTCGGTGAAACAGGCGACTTTCTTAAAGAATGCCACGGGTTACCACTTCTTCTTGACGGTTGGTTTGTGGTCGGTCATGTCTATCTTGTTCTTGAACTTGACCCCTTCGAAATCATCCTTGAGATTTAGATTCTCTCCCTTCTTCTTGAATTTCTTGTTCAGCTTCGCGAGTCCGGTCTTGTTGACCTCATGCACATCACCGTGTGCAGTCTCCATCATCTTCTTGTAAGAAGGACCTGCAGTTGTGTTCTCGTTCTGTCTTGTGAAGCTGGGCATCATGCCGTTGTACTCCAACAGGTCGTCCCTGATGGACTGGTTCTTCTTCTCGATGTTCAGTATCCTCGTGAAACTATTTGTTATGGCCGCGGTGTAGTATGCGAATGGGTTGTCTGATTTTGATTCATCGAACTGTAGACCAATCTGTGATAGTTGCATCAAGGCCTGTGACTGCATCTCATCATTGTAGGTGTAGCCCCGCCAGTTTGCCCTAGTGCCATATCTCTCACACAACTTCATGTACATGAGTGCCAGCGTGTTGGTCATCTTTCCGTGGTCCACTGACCAGTGTCCGTTGCTCATTCCTCCTTCCCAATGTGATTTGCCCACACATACCAGTTTGTCTTTCTCATCAAATTTGTAGTGTTGGAAAGGTGGGAAGTTGACCTTGCTGTGATGGTCCGCCACCGTCTTTGGATTCTTCTTTCGTTGATCGTCCATGGGAACATGATCGAACATCATTACCCTGAACACCAGGTCAGTCTTCTCTATCTTCCTAGGCGACACCGTGTAGTCCACCAGTTTGATCTTCTTCAGTCCTGAATCCTTGGCCGCCTCCCACGCCTCCTGTGTCAGCCTCTTGGCCTTGGCCTTACGTGCCTGTGCCACCGCACTGGCATTGACTTTCTTTAGGTCGGGCACTATGAGGTCAAACCTTGCATCTTCGGGTGTGACGTATGAGCAGTAGGTGTTCTTGCTGGCATGTATCTGTGCCAACAGATCTCTGTTGTTTAGGTACTTGACTCTCTTCATAATTCGTTTACCTTGTGTTGTTGTGATTCGCGCCGTATGGGTAATTAAGTGTGCCTAGAAAATGCCTATAAATATAGTTTAAGTATACTGAATTTAACAAAGGAAAGCAACCGTTAAGATGGGATTTGGAGAAATTGGAAAGATAGTCAAGAACGTGGGATCGAACATATTCGACAGGACCTTGGCCAGGTTAACGGGTGCTGGCGTTACCACGGACTCGAGAATACTCAAAGCCCAGGCCAAGTGGTCCGGACGTAGCGACAAGACCGACTGGCGTGTGAGATTGCAGATACCCACAGGTGCCTCCGCACTGAGAAAAGCAATTTTGGACGACAACGAACTGCTGGCACCATTACAAGACACAGGCGGCATATTCTGGCCCCTGACACCGGCGGTTGTTATACAGCATTCTGCCAACTACAATGCACTGGCACAGACACACAGCAACTACCCATTCCAGGCCTATCAGAATTCACAGGTGGACTCGCTTAACATAATTGGTGAATTCCCCGTGCAGAATTCAGATGACGCCAAGCACTGGGTCGCGACGGTAAATTTCTTGAGGACAGTGACCAAGATGTTCTTTGGTAAGGAGCAGGACCTCAAAGGAAATCCACCACCCATACTGCACCTGTCAGGTTACGGGGATCACATGTTCAGCAAAGTGCCAGTGATAGTGAACACGTTCAACGTGGAACTGAGACCGGGCATAGATTACATCTCCACTAGACAAAATCCAGACGGCTACACTTCAGCCAGGACAAGGGAACGTATGGGATTACCGGAACTAGATGATTCACAGACGTGGGCACCAACACTGTCCAACATCTCTGTGCTGGTGACACCGGTGTACAGCAGAGATTCGATCAAGAACTTCTCGCTGTCAGAATTCGCCAGGGGCGAGTTGAGTGGTAAGGGAACAGGAGAGATAGGATTCATCTAATGGCCAAATACTCCAGGACATCACCATACTTTGCGACACCACAGAACAACACCAGTCTGGGTCACTTTGTTCGGAGACGTTTCGCCATAGAGGACGATGACCAGAGTTACACCATAGAGAGGACATACGCATACAGACCAGACCTACTGGCCTATGACCTGTACGGCTCACCGAGGCTTTGGTGGGTGTTCGCACAGCGTAACCCAGACCAGATAGAGGATCCCATCTACGACTTCAAACCAGGAGTGACCATACAGTTGCCAAAACCGGCCAACATAGCTCGTGACCTAGGGGTATAGTGAAAGATCGATTAAAAAATAACATGAAAAAGAGTGCCGAGAATAAGGTCAATTCTTCGGTCAAGGAAAACGAGAACTTAACCACCAAGAAAGGACTAAGCTCAAAGTCAGAAACTTTTTTCAAAGAGCCGCTAGATATTGAGGGGTTCCTAGATGGATCTGCAGAAGCCCCATTCATAGCAACTGTCAGACCATCTTTATTCGAGGGTACCCATGAGAACATACTACACAAGTTCGCCACGTACACCACACTGTTCACGCTGAGTGGGATATCAGAAGAGGAACTGCAGGACCATTCTTTCCTGGAAAACACTGTGCATGATGTCATTGCCCGTTCGGGCGGAATAGGTAATCCTAAACTTAGCGGAACAGGAGACAACGATCTCACACAGGCAGGACCACAGATAGACCAGAAGGCCATGGAGAACAAAATGGCTAAAAATGCCAGGGGGGTGCTGGAGAAGGGCAGGGACATATTCTTCGAGTCAGTCAACCTGGTGTCAACGGTTGGTCCCAGCGAGGAGCGTGGCTTGGCGGACTTCGTCAAGATGGAATTCAAACTGCACGAGCCTTACGGCATTTCCTTCGTGGAGAAGATGCGTGCCGCGGCCAGGATCAACAAATACCGGGATCACCTGGACGCACCGTTGTTGCTCACAATAGAATTCAAAGGTTTCGACGAGAACGGCATTCCGATGGCTCCGTATGGCACGGTCAGGAAGATACCCATATTGATAACACGTGTGGACCTGGACGTCAATGAGGGCGGCGCCATCTATGATGTGACGGCGGTGCGTATCAACGACATAGCGTTCGATGACAGGTTCAAGTTCCCAAGGTGTGTGATAACCATAAACGCCAGCACACTTGAAGGTGCAGGCGAACAGTTGGCCAAACAGCTCAATGATCAGATACTCAAGGAGAGAGACAAGGACAAGGTCAGGGAGGTCCTGGACGAGTACAGGATAGTGTTTGACCCAAAGGTACTAGAACTGGCCAGCGGTTACATCGGCGGCAGGAATGTGCAAAACACCCGAGTAAGACCAGGCAAGCCGGGCCAACAGAACAGGATAGACATAGAAGTCGGCGAGGCCCAGATCAGCAATCTTGTCAGCATAACGAAACTGCTGGAAGACATGGTGCGGGGCACCAAGGGATACGAGGACCTGGCCACGGACTTCTGGACGCAGTACCTTAGACGTACCAACGATATAAGCCAGCGTGAAGACGCATCATCGGAAACAATTGAAAAATTCATTAAAAGTGACAAATTCGAACAGACGATCCAGGCTAATCCTTTCGTGGACTGGTTCAAGATCAAGACCTCGGTCAGGACCGATTACGGTCAGTTTGACAAAATAAACAAGATGCACAGGAAGATTGTGACCTATAGGGTGATACCATTCAAGATACACGTGCTTAAATTCATGAGACCGGGAGTGTTCATGAAGAGCGGCATAGCAAAAAATAATATTCTCAAAAGATACAACTACCTGTACACGGGCGAGAACACAGACATACAGAACTTGCGTATCAACTACAAGACCGCATATTACATGAAGAACACTGTTGAGGTCAGCAAAGGCCCGGACGGTATATTTGAAAAGCTAGACACACTGATATCTAAGCTCCAAGGCAATGAGGACCCGGACAACAATGATTTGACAGCATTGAGACAATACCCCAACATCACCAAGGGCAGGAGTGTTTTCAACACTGATATCGCCGACACAGGCAAGGAGGCCCGTAAACAGGACTTCTACGACTACCTGACCAACCCCACGGTGGACATGATGAGGATAGAGATGGAGATACTGGGAGATCCCGCTTACCTCTGCCAGGACCAATTCATACCCTTGAATGCCCGGGATCAAGCAAGACGGAGAGGCAAGCAGTTTGACCAGGAGTCGGGCTCCTTCAACGCAGATTCACACACCCCACTGATGGAACTGATCTACAGATTACCAGATGACATCAACGACAAGACAGGTGTGATGTTTGAAAAGAACAGCACGGTGCCAGAGGAGAACCTGTTCTTCGCAGGTGTTTACCAAGTGGTCAAGATAGACAGCAGTATGTCCAATGGCCAGTTCCTGCAGACGCTGACCTGTGTGAGGCTAAACAATCAAAACGGATTAGGAACGGAGGCCAGCTTATTTGCAAGTGCGGCCGGCAAGTTGACCAACCTTGACAAGGAACGAAGTGCTAGGATGTTGAAGGACAGTGTAGAGAAACAAGCAGAGAAGGAAAGGAAGAAAAGGATCGAAGAAGCACAGGATTTTGCGGAAGATAATAAAAATCAGGTACCGTAACAGGATAAAATAACATATGGTAGGATTTGTAGACACACACGACAACATGAAGAACTTCGATCAGAAGTTCGCAGGCAAGGACCCCGGCCCTTACGTGGGCAAGGTCAAGTTCACGAACGATCCGTTGCGACAGGGTAGACTGGGTGTGAACATTCCGGATCTGTCACAGACCAACGATCCAGGACCAGACGACTGCATATGGTGCCAGTACCTGTCACCGTTCTACGGTGCCAAGAGTATAGAGGCCAATGACAAGTCGGATCCAGACAGTTACAAGGGCACACAACACACCTACGGAATGTGGTTCGTACCACCGGACATAGATACGGAAGTATTGGTGATCTTCGCCAAGGGAGAGCTTTCCAAGAAAAACGCATTCTGGATAGGTTGTGTGCAACAGCCACTGACCAATCACCAGGTACCGGGATACGGCAGTTCCAATGACACCATACGTGCCAAACAGGACGCCCAGGATTTGGCTAAGTCAGGAGATACCAACTACGGAACGGATTTCTTGCCAGTTGGCGAGAAGAATCGTAAGATGATAGAAGAGGCACAGACGGCGGCCTTCGCCAACAGCCTGCAGTACCCTATAAATGACGGGCTGGCAGACCAACTATTAGAACAAGGACTGGTGCAAGACACGGTCAGGGGAACCACGTCAAGTTCGGCGAGGAGGGAAGCACCCAGCCAAGTGTTTGGGATAAACACCCCAGGCAGGATACAGGATGACAGCCGTAGGAAGAACATAGGACCGGAGGGAGCAGAAGTCAGACCAGACAGGAACACAGGACACAGTTTCGTGATGGACGATGGTGACGAGGAAGGTGAAAACCAACTTATAAGATTGAGGACGGCATCAGGACACCAACTGTTGATGCACGACACGGAAGGTGTTGTGTACATAGCCAACGGTTCGGGCAAGGCGTTCATTGAGATGAACGCTGATGGAAAGGTATCTATCTACGCAACAGACGGAATATCCATGAGGACCGAAGGAGATTTTAATTTGCATTCTGACAGGAACATACAGTTCCATGCCAAGGAAAAAATAAAATTTACAGCAGAAGAAGACGTGGTATTAAATGCAGAAAAATACATATATGCCATGGGCCAATCTGGTATATTGAATGCATCTCACAAGGGTAGTGTGAGGCACTATGCCAAAGACGGTATCACATCATTCACTGATGGGCCGCAACTTCACGGGGCAAAAGGCAGGATTGATCTAGCAGGATCTCAGGTGCATTTCAACTCTGTGCCTGCACGTGCAACATGGGGGCCATCATGGATGAAACCCGATCATGACAAGATACAAATCATCGCCAAGGAAGGCGAAATTGACATAGAGGCATACGGACCAATAGACGAAGGTAAACCAAGCAAACTAGAGAACAGGACCACAGTGCGTGATACCACCATTGGTCGGGGAGATTTCGTGAACAACGATGATCCAAATTATAAACAGCCACCGGGGGCTGGTCCGAACTCGTCCGATGGTGGATATGGAGGAAGGGAATTTTACAATGCATGGGATGAACTTGAAGCCTTCATAGGTCCCAATGGTGACAATTTAACCGCAGAAGGAAAATATGAGACAATCTCCTCCCCAAGTTTAGATACCAGACAAAGGTTATTAATGAACGAGCTAGGTGTTGTAACACCATTCATGGACAAGAAGAACGGTGTAGGAAACATGGCAGAGAAAAAAGCAGAGTATTTTAAAGGGGTAAAAGAAAGGCAAAAAGTTGGATTGCCGGATGCCGTGGGAGGGGTGTTTGTCACACATGAACCATGGAACAGGGGAGTCAAACCAGTCAAGCGTATCAAAGATCCACAGTTCGATCCATATTACAAATCACCCTCATTGGGTTTAGGTGATTTTGCAAACGAATGGCTGGAATGGGAAGCTCTAAATAACAAGGACGGTTACACCAATGAACAATGGGAAAGACAAAATGAGTTGACTGAGAAATTGGGAATACAAACTGGAACGAATTATACGGGTGCAGGATCCTATGGCAGTAACGTGGCTGAAGCCAAAGCCGAATATTATGAAGGCCTTAAAGAACGTCAAAAAGACTATGAGAACCTAAGTGTCTCAGAGCGGAATGAAATTTTAGGACAGAACAATTAAATATAGTATATGGCATACGGAGATTCAGGATCGGGGGACATATCAAACAAAACAGTGACCTTCAAGGGTTTCAGTTCACGTGCGGACAAGCAGAACTTCAAACTGTACGACTTCGAGGTTGCCAAGCAGGATCTCATCAATCGACTGAGCATACGTAAGGGCGAGCGGGTGGAGAACCCGGAGTTCGGCACCATAATATATGATGCCATATTTGAACCGTTCACGGAAGCTCTCAAAGACGCCATAGTGGAGGACATAACTGCAAATCTCAACGCAGATCCCAGGATATCAACTCAAGAGATCTTGGTAACTGAAGCGGACAAGGGCATAGCCATACAGGCCACTATAACGTATGTTCCACTGAACATCACGGAGAAGCTGAGATTCAACTTCGATGAGAATTCACTACTGCGTCTATCTTAATACACGCACATTTCCTAACACATAAATACCATTGTATACACAATGGCCACAACAGATAGACAGAACAGATTACTAGTAGCGGAAGATTGGAGGAAGATCTACCAGTCATTCCAACAGGCAGATTTTAAAAGTTACGACTTCGAGACATTGAGAAGAACAATGGTGGCGTATCTGCGTGAGAACTACCCGGACGATTTCAATGATTTCGTTGAGAGCTCTGAGTACGTTGCACTGATAGATCTGATAGCCTACATAGCACAGGCCTTATCATTCAGGGTAGACTTGAATGCCAGGGAGAACTTTCTAGAGACTGCGGAGAGAAGGAACTCGGTTCTGAGATTGGCGAGGTTGATCAACTATAACGCCAAGAGGAATCAGCCGGCGACAGGAATGCTGAAGATAGATTCCATATCTACCACACAGGATGTGCAGGACAGTTCGGGAACTAACCTAGCAAACTCAAACATCATCTGGAATGATTCTGCCAACTCGAACTACAGGGAGCAGTTCACGGCAATATTGAATGCGGCCAACCAGACGGGACAACTGTTTGGAAACCCCAGGGAGTCAGGATCAATCGGAGGAATAAGCACGGAAGTGTACACTCTGAGTTCCAACCAGCTGGATCTTCCGATATTCAAATTTTCAAAGTCAATCGGAGGCATAACGAGAGGGTTCGAGATAGTGCCCAGCACAATAACAGATTCCGAATCGATATATGAATCATCACCAATACCAGGAACAGGTCTCACTTACACATACAGATCAGATGGAGCAGGAGACAGTTCTAACAACACAGGGTTCTTCTTCCTGTTCAAACAGGGCCAGATGCAGAACCAGGAGTTCGCCGTTGACACTGCGATAACAAATTACATAAAAAGTTTCGAGACATCGAACATCAACAACTCGGATGTTTGGTTGTACAAGCTGGACCAGTTTGGACAGCTGTCGGAGGCTTGGACGAAAGTCCCATCACTGTCTGGCAACAACGCAATTTACAATTCACTGTCCAAAGCAGAGAGAAACACCTACAACGTGGTGACCAAGAACAACGATGCAATAGACCTTGTGTTCGGAGATGGTAACTTCTCAAACCTACCATTGGGGAATTTCAGGATCTACTACAGGGCCAGTGACAACGCCAAGTATGCAATACAGTCCGCTGACATACAGAACGTACAGTTGACGGTTCCATACACGGACG